CAGTGCCACGTTCTTTGAGTCCATCCCGGTAAGCCTTTTCATACTGGTACGGTACATAAAACCTCATCATGTTCCTGTTCTTAATGAACTTCTTAGGGGTAGCGTCAATCATTGAATCAAAGATAGCCTCCACGCTGTCCCCATCTAGATCATTATCGGTGGCATAGGCTTCAATGTCATCTTTATAGACTTTATTCCCAGCCTTGGGTATCCACCCCTGAGTAGTTGAAAGAAGGTCATCAGTAGCAAAGTTGATGGTGTCCTTATCTGCAAAGAGGCCCCAAACTTCCATATCGGAACTCACCTGTTCACCGATCAAGTCAAGGAGGGTGTTAACAAAGGCTTTACCTTCTAGGTTGTCTTCCAGTTCATCGTCTTCAATTTCAGCCTGGGTCTTCAGCTTTTGAGCTACTAGCTGGTTCTGCCATGTTTTAATAGCAACCTTTTCATCGTCAGTTAATTCACGGGTTTTCCCGGTAGCGTCATACCCACTATGTAGGATTCTACCGTCTAAGGTGACCCTGTCAAGGTTTTTAGTATGACTTTTCATAGTTACCACAGAAGCTTCCCTCATCACGGGCTGGTCTTCTGTTGCCTCTCTCAAAAACCTTCCAGCTTGTTCAGGGTTGAGGATTGCTTTATTGAAGGTTTGAACCGCTAAGGCGGAAGCTTTGTTTGCTACTATGTTGTTTAATGTTTGCACGTTTGAAAGCATGTTTATCAACTCCAAATTATAATTTGTTTTTATTTACTCCATTTTCTTCTTTAAAGGTCGGCCTCTTTTGCTACGGCCCATATAATACTCCACGGACTTGAAAGATACTTCTTTCTTAGTATCATGGTTTTTCAATGCTTTACTTCCGGGTTCTGTTGATTCTTTGGATTTCTTGGATTTCTCCGGATCACCTCCCTCTTCTTCAGAACCCTCCTCACTCTTACCATTTTTAATAGCCTTTAAAACCTGCTTCTTAAACTCAAGGAACTCAGATTTTGACACATATTCACTTTGTTCCTCTGATTTCTCAGGTTTCGCATTTTCATTCTTTTCATTTTCAGCCATAGTATTGCCTCCATTATCTGCATCTAACTGCTTTGATTGATTTATTAACTCATTTATCAAGTCTCTGGCTTTTTCAAGCACGCTCCTGTTTTGTTTGCTGATAGCCCGACCTTCTTTCATCACCACACTATCATTCTTAACACTGCAAGAGTTATCCACACAGGGATTTTCCACTAAGGAAACCGTGAACCCTATCGGGTCCTCTAAGTCTTTGATTAAAACCCGGTCTTTACGGGCAGCGTGTAACTTTTCAGCGTCTTTCTTTGATAATGCAGTAACAGAATATGCGATCTGGCCGTTCTCAGCCTTTTTCATTAATTCAGGGTCAGTTATCATACTTTTAACCACCCACGTCCCGGCAGGGTATTCCCGTTCAACACCTTCAATGTTCTTCATTACCCGGGGTTCAGGGAGTAAATAGGACTCCACCGGGGCACCAACGGTTTTATGAGTTTGGAAAAAATTATGGTCTTTATCCACTAAGCGGTAGTTTAAAAGGTATTCATGAGCCATTTTAGCAACTTTCTCAGGGGTTAAGATTTCCTCTCCATTTTCATAGTCACAGTCGGGTTCCCCTGGGATTAGAACTGTTCCTGTGAACAGTACATGATCTTTTGATTTTTTAACACTCAGAACCCGGCTTTTAAGAGTTTTGAAGTTGTTTTCTTCTTTGTTCTCTTTTTTCAATGTTATTCATGCCTCCAGATTATCCTTCATAATTTCTTAATCAATTCTTTTTTTTTTAACATGGTCCCGTTCATATCACCCCTTTTAAAACTCTAAAATGTCACGTGGAATGCTAAAATTAGGAATACGCACTATCTCGGCTTCAGTAAAGTAAGGCACCCCGGGAGGTGCCATAAAACCAAGTGGCATAATATAAGGAACAGTAGTGCATCGGCAGTTAATCCATTCACTAATAGAGCCGTTCCTATCCCCCGGGTATAACAGGCCATTCTTGAAGGGCCGGCCTACTTGAACTATCTGCCCGTGGAGGTCTTGATGAGTTGCACGTACCCGGGCATCCTGTCCAGTCCACCATTGATGATATTCAATGTTATAATCATAATAAGTTTGGAAACTGCCCTGATTCTGGCTACTGTTAATCTCAGTCCGAGCTATACGCCGGGCTTCATAGGTTTTCAGCTGCCTGAATAGTTTTTGAATCCTCCGGGCTCCGTCTTTAACCCCCCACCCTTCTTGGTAGGTTTCCGCTAGCACCTTTGTAATATTCTGCGTGACTCTGGCCATGGTGCGGGCTGAAGCGGTGAAAGTCTTATTAGCTAGGTTAGTGTAAACATTCTGATTAAAATCAGTTAATGTGAGTTGCTTTCCCCGGCTTAATTGATGGTTTATGAGGTTTATTGTGGATTCCCGGCCGTTCCTGAAAGCTTTTATATTCTCATACAGGACAATTTCACTATACTTCTTTTCTAAAGGTATGAGGGGTGCTAGTATGTCATGAACTTGGAAGGATAATATTTCAGAGGGGTTGTAAACTTTCAGGTATTCTTTCAGGATTTGTTTTTCAGCTGCGGAGAATAATTTGCTAAGTTTACCAGCTAAAGCGTTTTCTGCGGCTAACCGCATCTGATACTCTGTTTCTAAGCCAGTTAAAAGCGTTCTTGAAAGCCCCGCTTTCATTGTCTTCTTGTAAGTCATCATTTAACCCTCCCATGTCTTCATCATCTTCCCCTAGTATGCTACCGGTGCCGGGGGGGTCAGCGGATTCATTATAAACCATGTCCAGGGGACGGCCGTGGAGGTAGTATTCATCTAGGTAAGGGTTCCCGGGATCGTCATGGAGTCCGAACCTTTCTCCAAAGTATTGTATCATTTCCCGGGGTGTCATGCTGGCTCTGTCAAAGAGTTGGCCTGCGATCTGAATGTCCTGGTTCATGTCTCTTATGTCCATTTCACTGATTTTAAACTGCCAATCTGAAACTCCTAGTTCGTTCCGTATTAGTAGGTTGATGTCCTGTTCATCATCACTCTGAAGGGGTTCTATTACACTGTTCTTATATATCCGGGTTGCTTCAGCGGTGTTAGTGCTACCTAGGGAGCCGGTTTCATTGAGTCCAATACGATAAGCGGGAACTCTGTGAGCGGCTAGTACTTCATCCCGGTTATCTTTCCTGAATAAGCGGAAGCTGGCTTCTTTGGTTTCTACGCTTAATGGTTTTAACTCTATTTTAACGTTACCCTCTTCCCCCTCTGAGGGAACTATGATTGAAACGGCACTGTGAGGGTTTTTCATTACTTCTTTAATCTGTTGCCCTATTTTATAGCGTAAAGTTTTAGTTTCATCATATTCTGGGTCGTTAGGGTCGGTGATTCCGGGGTCAAAGTCCCCACTCACCATGAGTGCAAAGGCGGGCATTCCATAGTTTTTGAAGAAGGTTGTGTTATATTCAGCCCGGCTTATATCTCCATGAATAGCTCTTATAGCGGGGATAATCTTGGGTAACCCATAATAATGACTCTTAGGAGTGTAATCCATCCTCCAGAGTAATTCATTAGCCCTTTCCTCTGGCTTTAAACTGTTGTACCGGTGGATTTCTCCAGTCTTAGCGTGAACGTCCACTGGCCGGCCATTTACAAAGTTTTTACCGTACAATACAAACCATACAGTATCTTTCCCTACCTGTTGCTTAACTCTCATCCCGTCTTTATGCCGTCTTAAATGCTGTGCGGGTATATGTGAAAGACTCACAATATCGGAACGGCTTCTTTTTTCCCGTATTATCTCCAGAACACCATACCCCATACTCCGACGGTCATAATTCCTTTTATAAAGGAGGGTGTTAATCCCCTCAGGAATGTTTTCGAGGAACTCTTCAACCCGCTTCTTATTGTTAGGGGACCCTTCAACTCCTTCAACTCCTTTCAGGGTATAACCAAGACCCCCGGCATCCCGGGCCACGGTATCACAGCAATCACTATGGAAAGTGTTTAGCTCTAATAATTCGCAGAGTTGTTCCGGGTCATATAATGGTTCGTGGAGGGATTTATAGTCAAAACCATCACTTTTGATTTGTTTACTTCCT